GATATGGAAGATCCATTTCAGCATCAGAGATTGATGATGCAAGTTTTATAATTGCAGCTAATTATTGTGATGAGGAAGTTATAATTGAGGGCAATACACATATCCGCTATGAGGCAAATGGTGTTGTCAATGTCAGCCAGAGTGCGATGGAAACAGTAGGCAGATTATTAACATCATGCAGAGGTTTTTTAGTGTATACAGGTGGCAAATATAAAATTGTATTAGACAAGATTGACTCAAGTACATTTTCTTTTGATGAGGATAATATGATTGAGGGTGTCACAATAGCTGTTGGTTCTAAGTCAACGATCTGGAACAGATGCAAGACAGTTTTTTTCAATAAAGATAAGGAATGGCAAACAGATTATTCAATACAGGAATCTACAGCATACAGAACAGCAGACAATGGACTGGTGTTGGAGGGAGCAATGCAATTGCCTTTCACATCAAACTCAGCAACAGCCAGCATGATTGCACGACAATCAATGAATCAATCCAGAGAGTCAATGGTGGTGACATTCAGGGGAACTATTGATTCACTTCAGGTTGAATGTGGTGATGTGATATCAATAACAAGTGCATCAATGGGATGGACAAGTAAAAAATTCAGAGTGTTGGTGATAAGCATGGAGGCATTGGATGAAATCAATTTCACTGCCAAAGAGTATAATGATGATGTTTATTCAATGGATGAAATATCTCTGGATGATACATCTGCAAATAACACAGATTTACCAGATCCATCCATTGTCAATAGAGTGTCAGGTCTTGGCTCAGAGGAAACATTATTTTTTAATGATCCAATTATAACCAATAGATTGACTCTTAGTTGGGTTGGTAGCACAACTCCTTATGCTTCTTCATATAGGGTTTTTATGAGAAAAGGCAATCCAGCATCTATAAGCAACCCAAACCATCTGACAATAAAGATGGCTACAAGACTTGTTGGAAAAACACAATCTAATCAATTTGTCATTGATAATTTAGAAACTGGTGTGTATCACTTTATGGTGCAAACAGTATCAAGCACAGGGGCATACTCTCTGTTTAGAACCTTGATGAATGTTGATATAAAAGGAACAGAAGTTCTGCCCGATGTTAATCCTCCAGCCATCACCAGCATTGTTGAATCTTTATATATCACAACCACTGGCACTGGTGTTAAGGCTAAAGCAATAATGAGTTTTATTAATAGCACTGGCAACACCAGCTGGGAAAATCTCGGAGTAGAAATTTCAGAATATGAAGTTCAATTCAAACTATCAACAGAAGATAATTGGACATCGGGTTTCTCAACTGGTGTTAATTTTGAGTTTTTTGATTTATCATCTGGGATTTTTAATTTTAGAATCAGAGCAATCAATGATGCAAGAGTGAAATCTGATTGGGCAGAAGGTACAGAAGAAATTTATGGTCTTACAAGTCCTCCAGCTAATGTCACAGAGTTTTATATTCGGTATGACAGTCAAGAGGCTCATTTGACATGGAAACTGGTGGGTGATCGAGATGTTGAAATTGGTGGTCATTATGAAATCAGACATTCTAGTCTCACATCGAGTGCAAAATGGAAAGAGGCAAGAGTGTTGAAAGAGAACACTGCTGGCAAAGAGAATGGCGCTACTGTTCCATTGCTAGTAGGAACATATTTAATAAAGGCCGTTGATTCAAGTGGAAACAAATCCACAGCTGCAAGTTCTATCATCAATAATATTTCTCCTTCATTATTTGCAAAAACCAACGCTGACTCACAGACTGAGAGCAACTCTGCAACTGCATGGGCTGGAACAAAGACTGACATGGAAGTAGATTCTGATGGAGATTTATCAATGTCATCAGCAGTCACCCTTGATGAAGTGACAGTTGATATTGATACTCTTGGATCGTGGGATTCATTGGGTACATTGGTCGAGATTGGTTCTTATGAATTTAATGATGATATTGATTTTGGTTACAGTGCATCAGTTGGTTTAAGAAGTGAATTATCTTTTACAGTTGAGGATATAAATGAACTTATAGATAACAGAGTTGCATATATTAATACTTGGGCAAGTTTTGATGATGAAGGTGATTTTGATGATGTTAAAGCAACACTATTTTTTGCAAGCACCAATGATGATCCTGATTCATCTCCTACATGGTCAGAATGGACTGAGTTCACCATTGGCAGTGCCTATGGGAGAGCATTTAAATTCAAAATTATATGTACCACTGAGGACTCATCCCATCAGATCAAAATCTCTGAAATGAAAGCAATACTGGAGGCATGGTATAGAACTCAATCAGACAGATATACCACTACAACTTCTGCATTTACTGTCACTTATGATGACCGCTTTAAAGGCAGTCCAAATATAGCAATTGCAGCACAAAATATGTCAACTGGAGATTATTATTCAATCACTTCAACCAGTGCAACTGGCTTCACAATTCAATTTTTTAACAGTTCCAGCAGCGGTATCGCTCGGACTTTTGACTATTTATCAAGAGGATATTAATTTTAATTTTTTTATACAAGAAACTAAGGTATAGTTTCACAATCAAGAGGTAAGTAAAATGGCACAGGCAACAGATTATTCAATCGCAAACGCATCGGGAGCAACAGTTAGGGCAGATATTAATACTGTTTTTGGTGCTGTAGCATCAGCAAACTCAGGAACTTCAGAACCTTCAACCATGTATGCTTTTATGTTTTGGGTTGATACAACTAATGATCTAATAAAAATGAGAAATGGAGCAAATAATGCTTGGCTTACTTTGCCATTATCTATAACAACATCAGGATCAGTTGCCATCACTGCTGGATCAATAAATGCTTGTACTATAGGAGCAACAAATCCCTCAACAGGCGCTTTTACAACCCTGAGTGCCAGCACAAGTATTACAGGAACATTAGCAACCGCAGCACAGACAAACATCACGAGTCTAGGAACTCTGGGTTCAGCCACAATATCAGGTGATCTCATAGTTGATACCGATACATTGAAAGTGACATCAGGCAGTGATTTAGTTCATATAGGAAACACATCAACAGGGTTTCATTCATCGGTTCATCCACTTATTGTCGGATCAGGTTCAGGCGATGAAGGAATGGCAATATTCTCTGGCAGTACCAGTAAAGGAAAGATAGGTTTTGCTGATGCTGCTAGTGATGATTCAGGCTCTTATCGTGGATATTTACAATATGATCATGACGCTGATGGACTGAATATTGGAACTGCTGGCAGCACTAAAATGACCATAACAAGTGCGGGAAATATATTTATAGGCGATGACTCCTTTGGTGGCTCATTGGCTACTCTTGCTGTTCAAGTACCATCCGCTGCATCTGGTGGTGAAGGGTGTGTGATTAGAGTTGGCAGCACCGCAGATGCCGCTGAAACTTTGTGGCAATTTATAGATGGATCTGATCAGGGAATTGGCTCTATTACAGGCAACCCATCATCTAATACAACAGCTTACAATACATCTTCTGATGGAAGGTTAAAAGATATTACAGGTGAAGCCAAAGGTCTTGAGATAATCAACGCACTCAATCCAGTTGCTTTCACATGGAAAGCTAGTGGAGTGAAGGCAGAAGGCTTAATTGCTCAAGAAGTTGAAAAACTTGTTGATCATGCTGTCTGCAAGATAACTTCAAGCGAATATCTACAAATGGACTACAGCAAATTAGTGACACCGCTGATTAAAGCAGTACAAGAACTCTCAGCAGAAGTTGAGCAATTAAAACAACAAGCACATGAAAAGTGCGAAAATTAAAAGAGGAAAATTAAGTGGCTAATACTTATAAATGGGAAGATAACCCAACTGTCGATGCTTATCTTGAGCATCATGGGTTTGATGATTGTGTCTACACAGTGCATTGGATGCTGACTGGAACATCATCCGAGACAAATCCTGAAGGGGATAAATACACAGCATCAGTTTATGGCACTGTAAGTCTTGATCTCAGTGATTTGAGTCCAGCCAGTTATGTTTCAAAAGACGATCTGACAACCACAATTGTTAACGATTGGGTTAAAGCAGTTATTGGTGATAAAGAAATTGCTCTCATGAAGGCGCAACTCAAAAACACAATTGACAAAGAAATCACACCCACAACGGAAACTTTTAAGGTTTGAATATAGGTGAAAAAAGAAGTGGAGCAACAAGGGTTTAACTATGAACGCGGTTTTTGGGTTGTGTTCTTTGGGATTCTCTTGCAAACAATAAGCATTTTGATTAATTAGGAGAAAATATGTCAAATGAAGAAGGCAAGAAAATAGTATTTGGAGATAAAGAGTATGAGGTTGATGAGTTAAGCGATCAGGCAAAAATGATTGTTTCTGAGTTGGAATTTTTGAATCCACAGCTGGAACAAACAAATCAAATGATGGTCGAACTGCAAGGCGCGTTTCAACACTTAACAAAAAGATTAGGCACTGAAATAGGACACATTAATGACAATGAAAGACACATCAACAAATCAGAGGATTCAGGATATTGATAAGAGATTATCTTCTCATGAGTCAGCTTGTGATATTCGATGGAAAGAAAACTATCGGAGATTATCATCAATAGAAACCCAACTCACCACACTTAACACACAAATCAGAGTCGCATTGGCTGCCTTAGTCTCAAGCATGGCTGCTGTGCTGATCTCCTATTTCACATGATTGAAGTTATCCAGCTAGTCGGAAGATTAGGATCAACATTTCTTCAGGGAAGAATCTCAAAATCTGAGGCCAGAATGAAGAATGCCCAAGATTGGGATACTGTTGCTCAACAAAACTCAGGCAATTCTTTCAAGGATGAATGGTTGACTTTTCTGTTCTCCATTCCACTCATCATGTGTTTTATCCCTTCACTAGTTCCTTATGTCAAAGAGGGATTTTTAGTGTTGGAACAAATGCCTGAATGGTATCAGTATCTATTGAGCATTGTTGTCGCAGCCTCTTTTGGTACAAGATCAGCCATTGGGTTTATGAATCGGAAAAAATAAAGGAAAAATAATGGAAATATTTATTCAAATCATTACTGGCATTATTTCGTGTGCCAGCATCATATGTATGATAACCAAAACCCCTAAAGATAATGCAATATTACATAGCATCTATAAGTTTATTGAAGTATTAGCATTGAACATTGGTAAGGCTAAGGCTAAAGACTAGGATTATCATAGAGGCTTATCTGACCAGCCTTAGTTTTATAAATCAAACTGAGGTTGGTTAACTTCTCAACTCTTTTATGGATGGCAGAATTACCAACATCCAAAGTCTCATTCAGATCCATTATTGTAGAACATTGACCATTTTTGATGTAAAGGTTCACAATCGCATCATAAGTCTCTAACAACTTCTCTCTCCTATCAAATTGCTGTTTTGAAAGACCTTTCATATCAATAAGAATATTTTTTCTTTCAAGGAGTTCGCTAATGTCACAGAGTTTTATATTCGTTTTGAAACATAGCATTATTCTATCCTCCAAATTCTAAATCCTTCAACATCACCATAATCTGTGTAACTGGTTTTTCTACTGCCTTTGAAACCAAGAGTCCTGAGAATATAGAGCATTCTATTTCCCTGTTTTTCAGCCTCTTCTTTTCTTGCATAAAGCGGTACATCAACCAGCGAATGAAACACTGAATCTCCTCTTTTCATTTTAGAAAAGTCCTCTCTCATTTCATCGCTTTCCATCTTTGTTTTGACTCCACTTTTTGAGGGGGGCACAGGCACATTATGATCAAATTTAAGCATTGGCAATCCCTCCAATCAATAAGAGCAAAAGAAGGATCATGGATAAAATGTGAAAGGAATAATTGATTAAAAAATTAAGCATTGATCACCATCCTTTTGATTCTCAGTCCTTTGGATCGAATTATGGTTGCTGGTTTGAATGGAATGAGTTTTTCAGCAACTTCTTTACGCTTAATCATGCCCCACTTTGAATTGATCTGATATTCAATCCCATCTTCTTCATAGTAAGCTACAGCATTAATGGAATCACCCTGTTCTGCTTTGACGATCATTTCATTTTGATCAATAATCACATCACAATCTTTTTTCATCTTCTTAGCAGCCTCAATTGCCAGAATTGCAT